TTATGACTTAGTTTATCAAAAAGATACCATAGGTGTCCCAATACAAGCAGTATTGCAAACAGAAGAAAATATAACCAAGAAAAATGAAAATCAGACTGTTGGATTTTTTGGTGCAGATACTCTCTACCTATTATCACACACCAGTAAAGATTTAACTAACAAACTTGGAAACACTGTTTATGGAATACCCGAATCGAAACTAAACGAACTCAACTTGAATACTTCGTCATCTGTTAGAGGGGAAGAATTGATAGAATTATTGAACGATATTGTCAACTTTTTAGTTTTACACGTACATCCATACCATGGACAACCCCCATTACCAACAGCCATTGACGGACAGTCAACAATATCAGATTTACTATCCAAAATACAGTTAGCCCAAAACACAGTTCTCAATAAGAAAATTCGAATCAGTTGATATGAAAATTCACATACCAACTATCGATGAGCATTCGGGTTGTTGTTCGAGAGAAATATTTAAAATATGGGAATCAAATGGTTGGGTGGAGTTAGTACCCATAGAAATAGAAGAATATGACGAATGGAATGTTGGTAAACATATAGAAAGTTATGTTTGGTTAGAAGATATTGGAACGTATCTGTTATACGATAAACCCACATGGGATACTCGAATTCGTTTCGGTTGGGAAAAATGTTTATTTGCAAATGAATTTGTTCCATTCAATGGTGCGTATCCATGGACCTTTTGGGTTACTCATCCAATCAAGTACGAATCAATACGTAAACAAGGTATTAAGACTTATGATGAAAGACAATTTAATAGTATTTTTTACGGTTCGGGTGAAAAAAGAGGTAACAGAAATCATGAATGGGGTGAAGTTATCCAACACTTTAGTTTGAGTGATATCATACCCTTAGAATATGAAGATTATATTAATTTCATTGGTAAGCACAAGTTCGGACTTTGTTTAACTGGCGTAGGTCCGAAATGTTTGAGGGATGTTGAGTATATGGGTATGGGTGTTGTACCTTTGTTTACCCGAGAAGTAATGACTAATTATTTCAACAAATTAGAACAAGATGTACATTACCTGTTAGTTGATAATCCCGAACATGCAAAGTATGTAATGGAAAACACAAGTAGAGAACAATGGGAATATATATCATCAAACGTAATAAAATGGTACGAAGAAAATTGCACCCCCGAATCTATTTTCAACATTACCAAAAAAATAATATATGAAATAGACTGAATCCCTATTTCATAACTTTTGATATTTATTATAAAAAGTTGTAATGTCTATCTTCAGATCGTATTTTAGTAGAAACAATACTATAATTTCTAATTCCTATACTAATACAGGTAGAAATCCTGTGACTGAACTCTTTTACGGAGGTGTCCAAGATTTGACTTCCCCTATTGGTTTTAGTCGTTTCATTTTCGATGTCGATCTTTCTCAATTAAGACAACTATATTCTGAAGGAATGATATCTACGGGTTGTACAAGAAATATTACACATACCCTGAAAATGACTAATACATCCGCATTTGATACGGAATTGTTGAATACCACCACTTCTGAGGGTAGAAGACGTGCCAGTTCTTTTGATTTGATATTATTTAGAATACCCGTATCAGGTTGCACAGGATCTGGACAAACTTGGGATGAGGGTGTTGGTTATGATTACTATAACTCCGCAACAAATTTGAACTCAAGTAATGGTTCTACAATTTCTTTAGCATTAGAAACTGATAAGAGTTTTTCTACTCGTCCATCCAATTGGTATCAATCAACAACAGTCAGTGATTGGGGACAACCAGGTATATACGACAACACAAATTCTTTAAGTGGTGATAGTTGTTTTAATTATTCAGGACTAACTATTGTCGCAACACAACATTTTGAATTTGGCAACGAGAATATCGAGTTCGACATGACTGAAGAAATTAATTCAGTCTTGACAGGTAACACTTCAGGATTTACGGGTTGGGGTATTGCCTTTGTACCTGAAGTAGAAAACATCACGGGATTGACAGAAAATTATTCTGTAGGATTTTTCACAAGACATACCCAAACATTTTACGAGCCATTTTTAGAAACTAATTATGATGATTTGATTTTGGATGACAGAAATTCATTTTATCAAAATAAAGTAAACAAATTGTTTTTGTATTCATACATCAATGGACAACCAACAAACTTTGATAACTTACCTATCGTTAATATTCTAAATTCTAATGATGAATACTTAGGTTCTGAATATACTGGTTTAACCACTTGTTTAGTCACAGAAGGTGTTTATGAGGTTACTGTACCAATTATTACAGGACAAACAACACCTTGTATGTTCTACGATCAGTGGAGTGGAATAACAATAAACGGTGTAGAGGTTGGTTTAATAACAAATGAGTTTGTGATACAACAAAGTTCAGGATATTACCAAATAGGTTCTACAACAAAAGAACCTTCTATCTACGGTTTTGACTTTTCAGGAATCAAACAAAACGAAAAGATTTTGAACACTGACGTGAGAAAGGTTAATGTAACAATAAAAAAAGCGTATACACCTAACGAAGTTTTAACGGACGTGGAAGCGTACTACAGAGTTTATGTTCGTGAAGGTGCAAATACCGAAGTTCAAGTTCAAGATTGGACAAGAATTAACAGAACACCTGACTCCTATTACTTTATTTTCAATACTCAAGACAAAGTACCAAATCAATATTTTGTTGATATTAAAGTACTTTCCGATTATGAAACAAATACTTATAAAAGAGAATTAACTTTCCAAATTGTTAATAAGATATGAAACCAACACTGAAACAAACCATACGTAAAGTTTTAAAAGAAAATTATACGGAAAACTACATGTTTTTCAGTAACCTCAAACAAATGAGAAGACAAATCAACATGATATTAGAAATGGATCCCAACGCCATCGAGGAGATTCTTCAGAATGGACATGATTGGGCAGATGATCATGTTTCGGAATCTAAAACTAATTTAGATCAAGTTTTTGATTTCTTCAAAAATGAAATGGAAAAAAACTCAGAATACGTTGATTTTGAAGAAGTATATGAAGGAAAGAAGAAAGATACTCAGTTGTGTGAAAGAGGAATTAACGCAGCTAAAGCTAAATACGAAGTTTATCCATCGGCATATGCTAATGGTTATGCGGTTCAGGTATGTAAAGGAGACATGCCAGATTTGAGTGGTGAAAAAAAATGTTCTGCACCATATTGTAATTAAAAAAAAATTAGTAACTTAGCAAAAAAAAATGACTCAAGTAACTTACACCCTTTCTGAGAATAACACCATTATAATGGAAACCCAAGCATCCTCAGCTGAAAGTGCGGTAGATTACTTTGTGGAGTGCAAACCTGATTTTTACACTAATTTTCACAAATATTCGGTTGGTTTAAAACCTAAACCAATCCCTACTCCACTTCCTTAATTATTTTTTTTATCGGCAACTTCCATCTGTTTGACTACTTTACGTGCCCACGCATATCCTGCGTCCCCACCCCAAAGTAACCAAGCCACATACCCTTTGTCTTTCCAAGGGGTACCTTTATTTTCAGTACCAATAGATTTGTTTTTTTCGTGTCTATCAAAAAACGCTTTCATTCTTTTAACAGTCGATGGAGACATCTGACTTCTATTTTTGAGGTTAACCGCTCTTTGTACACCTGAACCTAAATTTTTAGTTTCCCCACTCCTGTTAGATGCCGCCGCTTGTGAAGGTGTCAAACCACCTTTTCCTCCTGCCTTTTTTCTATACTCCAACCCTTTTTTTGCTTGATTTGATACCGACACCGGTGGAACAAAATTTATATGTGAATATTTTCCTTCAGTCGATTCAAATAATCTTTGTGGGGTTCTACAAAACTTTTCAGAAAGTTGAAAACTTTTTTCATTCTCTAACAAACCAAAAAAGTGTAAATCACAATAGAAATTAGAATTTTCTTTTATGTTTTTTTGGATTGTATTTAAGTCATGATTTTCACTTTCACCTATTTTTTGTTGTAACTCTTCTCCTTCTATTTTTGGCAAGTCTTCATAGTCCTTCGTAGGAAAAGGTGGATTAATCATATACCTTTGATTCACCCACTTTTTCAATTCATTTTCAACAAAATATTCTGGTACAATTTCATTGTCAGGCATACTGTCAACAACTTTGGAAATATAATATGCAAACTTAAGTTTAGATTCTTCATTCATAAGATTCATCAATCCGTCACTCATAAAGAATATTTTACTGAATGGATCTTCAGGATTAATTTCACCTTCTGAAAAATTAAAAATTTTCATTATTGTTTTAGCCCACCATGATTTGTATGATGAAGTTTCTTTGAGTGCTGGTGTGAGAATTTTATTAGCCGCTCTCATAGCAGAACCAATAAATCCCGCAACTGCTATTTGAGGTATAAACCAAGGTAAAAGTCGTATAATCGCCTTAATACCTCCTTCTCCAACATGCAGTGCTAATCTCTTATCCATAGCAGTTTTGACAATAGCCTTTAACTGTCCAAAAGTGATGTGTCCTTGTGAAGAACAAAATTTTTGACTGTCACAAATACTTTTCTGAACTTTACCCGACGGTTTTATGGATATTTGGTTTTCTTCTTTTAATTTTTCTACAATAATATTTGCAAAATTTCTTACGGATTCATTTTTTTTCTTGTGTGATGTCATTACAGGTTTTTGTCCTTTTCCTGTTTGAGTGTCTTTTTTTTCGGCTCTTCTTTTTTGTGCACATGCTGATTTTTTTTCAGCATCGGACATCTTACCCGCAACACCCGCGGCACGACACTTAGGATAACCTCCTTTGTCCGTGGAATTTCTACCACAAGGTGGGTGTTTTCCATCTTCATCTTTACGACAAATATTTACCCAAGGACCTTTTGGTTGTTTACTTCCCTTTGGTTTCTTTTTTTTTCCAAACCATACTGCTAAATCTTCTGTTAATTTTTCAGGGACTATTTCCTGTTCCACTTCGATATTAAACGGCTCCAATTCTTTTTTAAAATTTCTTTTACCTAAAACTAATTTTCCCAAATATAATCCATCACTTTGACTTACTGTCATTTCTTTTATATTTTTCATAGAATAACTTTCTTACATATAAATATAACAAAATGAATATGGAATCAGAGAATAATGAAAAAAACCCTATAGGATATCTGTTTGGTACAATATCCTATACATCTCCAAATGATATTGAATTATTTGTGAAAAATATGACACCAGAACAATCTTTTTATTTAATAAATTTAGCACTGAAATATTCATACTCTAAAGGGGTTTTCACATTGGAAGAAAGTGAATTGATATCAAAGTCATTAAGATATTTTACAACCGACGAATCAAATAATGGATAAAAACCAATTGATGAAAAAAATAGTTGATGGGGAATACACTCTATTTTTAGCTATTCGTAATGGACATAAAACATATATTGGGGACAAATATCAAGAAATTAGAACTGAAATAGAATTATGTCGATGTCTTTATTATGGTGAAGATTCAAAGTTCTGTAAAAAAAATAGGAAATAAAAAAAGGGGACTTTTCAGTCCCCTTTGGTTTATATACCCTTCAAAGAATTATCTTAATTCTCTCAAGTCAAATGTTCTAACACCATCAACTGTGATTCTACCATAGAAACGGTTGTTAACCATCTTCTTAGCGTATCTAGTCATGATACCCTTGATAGGTGTGAAGTTGAATGGGTTATACATTGTTGGAGTTAATTGTAGAGGTACATATGGTGCGTAAACGTAACCAGTGTCAAGTAATGAAGTACCTTTGTGTCCCAACAATACTGTGTTAGGTGGGAAGTAAGGATCACGATATACTTGATATCTACCTGCTAATGTACCAACTCTTTCGATACCCATGTTGTATTGATCTTGCTCAGGAGCTGCGTTTGAAACGTGGAAGTACTCCAAGTCATCAAAAATAGCACTGATTTCAGAAGAAACAACGATCCAGTTAGCACCACCTCTCAATGTAGACTTGTGAATCTGAGCTGAGATTTGGTTGATAGCTGTGATAAGAGTTTGGTTCCAATCCTTTTGAGTGTATTGAGTTAAAGGATTTGCTGTAGTACCTCTCTTCCATCCGTTGTAGTCCCAACGTAATGTCCAAGCTGCACCTTTTCTTAAGTCTCTTAAGATTTCACGGTCGATTTCTGCTGCAACTTGCTCAGACAATAAAGCTGTTAATTCAGCTTCAGCGTCGATGTTGTGGAAAGCAGAAACGTCTTGTGCTAATTCAGGAGACCATTGAGCTCTAAGTTTTCTTTCTGTAACAGATACTGTTACTGACTCAAGGTCGAAAGAAACTTCACCGATAGCATCTTCGAATTCTAATTCTTTGTAGATTCTGTAAGTTGCAGTGAACGCTGAGTTCGCGTTAGTAGCACCTGAACCTGTAGTGTAACCTGAATATCCGTCGATAGAATCTGCAGTTACAGTACATGGAACTTGAGTGTCGATTTCCAAGTAGATAACACCATTTGCATCACAAAGGTTGTCATAAGTACCACCGTTACCAGTAGTTGGGAATACAGTTGCAGTATTTGGATTACCGTACTGAACGATACCCTTACCATACTGTTGAGTAACTACTCTGAACAACAAGTTACCGTTAGAAGCAACTGCTGAAGTTGAACTTAAACCAGAGAAGAAGTTGATTGCTGAGTTACCGTTGATAGCGATAGTCAATCCCGCCAAGAACGCCTCGTTGTCCATTTCGTTTCCATCAGGACCTACAAGTTTACCAGCACCAGCGTTGTTGAAACCTGACATAGCAACAAGAACTTTTCTGAATTCAGTAGCCGCAGGATAGTTGTAAGCTAACATACTGTCACCTACCCATCTTTGAGTTACCAAGTTTACAGTTCTTGCTGAGTACTCACCCTTAGAGTAATCGAACAAACCTTCTGGATCTAATCCTGGTTCAGTACCTTCGTAGAATCTATCGTATAAGTTTTTACCAGATCCGTAACCTACGTTTGGATCAGTAGGTCCGTTTGGTGCTCCGATAGGTGCGAAGTGACTGTTATTTGCTCTGTTTTGAATTTTTGGTACGAAGTAGAACAATTTACCGATAGGTAAGTTCATAGCTTGTACAGATACGATATCGTTAGCTAAAAGCTTAGAGAAAACTCTTCTAACGATTGGGAAAACTACAGTCTCGAATGAACCTGAATCTGTTGTAGATGCAGCCTCATTGATTAAGTATGAAGCTTGGTTTTCGTATAACTGAGCTACGTTTTCCTTCAAGTGACCCTTAAGACCCTCAAGGAATCCTAATTTGTCCCACTTGTTGATTGTGTCTTCTTTGATAACTTTCAAGTGCTTAAGACCGATGTTACCAACAAGACCTGATTCTAATAATGCTCCCATTTTAATTTTTTTTTAGGATGTTTATTTATTAATTTTACCCATTAAATCCTTCATTCTTAAGAACTGTGGATTTTCATAAGTTTTGCTCTCAATTAAAGTTGTAGAAGAACCAGCAGTTGGAGTTTGTTGTAGTTTTGTTTCAACAGACTCAGTTACAACTGATTGTGAACTTAATTCGTCTTTAACTGTCTTGTAAAGAGCTTTTGATTCCTTTAAAGTTTCAACATTGTCAAAACGTCTAAGGATGTTGATTTTTTCTTGTTTAGTCGTGGAGTTTTCAGTAAATAGTCTAACAGCATATGCAAGATTAGAATTGAATACTGCAACTTCGTTGAGCTTGTCTTTGAATATATTAAGAGCTTTTCTGTATTCGTCATTTTTAGCTCTTAATGATTCAACTTCTTCTGCGAGAGCAGAATTTGGAATTACTTTCATTTTAGGTAGTCCACCTTGTGGAGAATTTCTACGTCCGTTTCCTTTGGTTCTTGCAGCTTCAGTAGTTTCGTAATCTTTGTGTGACTTAGAGTCATCACCTTTCTTACCTCCCCACTCTTCGCTGGTTTCGTAATCTTTGTGTGACTTAGAGTCATCACCTTTCTTACCTCCCCACTCTTCAGTAGTTTCATAGTCTTTGTGAGATTTAGAATCATCACCTTTCTTACCTCCCCACTCTTCAGACATTTCTTCGATGTCTTCAGTCTCGGTTACACCACCCTTCAACTTAGAAGGATATTTGAAGTTTGGTTTACCCATACCTTCACCTTTTGGTTTTACTGTCATTTCACCTTCAGTCATTTCTTCAATGTCTTCGGTTTCTGTGACACCACCCTTCATCTTAGAAGGATATTTGAAGTTTGGTTTACCCATACCTTCACCTTTTGGAGTGACTGTCATTTTTTCTTCTGACATCATTTCCTCCTCATCATCGTCGTCTTCGTCATCCATTTCGATTTCGAATACGAATTCATCTTCCAAACCTTCTGCGTCTGAATCGTCGTCCATCATTTCGTCGATAGATTCCTCTTCTTCTGACTCACCAAGATCAATTTTATATTCAACATCAGAATTCTCATCTTTCAAATGAATTTCTTCTCCGTCTTTCTTTACAATGATTCCGTCTTCATCACC